CTGTATTAAACATCAAATGATAGATGCATTGAGAACAAAGTATGAGGGTGATTATAAAATCGCACACTCCACACTAAACATCTATATGGACAAACCAGTCGCTATTGGCGAGCACCCGCAGCATGCTGAAGAAATGGATAAACTAATTACTGCAATGGCAGATGCACAAGATAAGATTGATATCTTAGATATAGAATATCCACCAGAAATAGAAAAAGAGTTTCTAGCAGAAGATGGTAGTGATGGTGCTGGTGGAGTTATCGCACATGGCGAAAGTGCAACTATTCAGTTATAAAATATTTGCTAAAAAAATACTTGACTTTTAACCATTACTATGGTACATTTATATAATGAACTTCTATACAAACATTACCCAATGGGGCAACTTTCTTTTATTGCGTGAAGTAGTAAATGGCCAGAGGATTAATCGCAGGATTAAATACTCACCAACACTTTATGCACCAGTTATGAAACCTACAGAGTGGAAAACTCTAGAGGGTAAATTTGTAACTCCTATCAAACACCAAACAATTAAAGAAGCTAAAGAATGGGTTGATTTTTATAAGAATCAGCCCACTCAAGTTTATGGTAATACTTTATTTTCATATAATTTTTTATCTGAACAGTTTCCTAAAAGAGTAGATTGGGATATTGACAATATACTTATTGTAACAATAGATATTGAGGTTGCTTGTGAGAATGGGTTTCCTAGTCCAGAACAAGCCATAGAACCACTTCTATCAATCACAGTTAAGAATCATCAAAGTAAAAAGTTTGTTGTCTGGGGTGTAGGTAAGTTTAATAATAATCGTGATGATGTAACTTATATAGAATGTGAAAGTGAATTACATCTTATCAAGGAGTTTCTAATCTTCTGGGAGAAACATCAACCAGACATTATTACTGGCTGGAATACAGAGTTCTTTGATATTCCTTATCTGTGTAATCGTATCAAGAATCTTTGCGGTGAAGATGAAATCAAAAGACTGTCGCCTTGGAAAAATGTATCATCAAGAGATATATTTCAGATGGGTCGTAAACATCAAGTATATGATATACAAGGAATATCTCATTTAGATTATTTTGATTTGTATCGTAAATTTACATATACAGCACAGGAGTCATATCGACTTGACCATATTGCTTTTGTAGAACTTGGCGAAAAGAAAGACGATAATCCTTATGAAACTTTTCGAGATTGGTATACAAAAGACTTTCAATCATTTATTGAATATAATATTATGGATGTGGAGATTGTAGACAAACTAGAAGACAAAATGAGATTGATTGAATTGTGTTTGACAATGGCCTATGATGCCAAAGTAAACTACATGGATGTGCTTGGTTCTGTTAAGTATTGGGATATACTTATCTATAACTATCTGCGTGAAAAGAAGATTGTTATTCCACAGAAAAGAAAATCAGAAAAGTCTGATAAGTTTGAGGGTGCATATGTAAAAGACCCTATCGTGGGCCAACATAAGTGGGTTATGTCTTTTGACTTAAACTCTCTTTATCCACATCTAATCATGCAATATAACATCTCTCCAGAAACACTTGTGGCTCAAGATAAAGTAAAAGATATGTCAGTTGACAAACTACTAGATAGAAAGGTAGATACGTCAATACTTAAAGGTGTTACACTTACACCTAATGGTGCATTGTTTAAAACAAACAAAAGAGGATTTTTGCCTGAAATAATGCAGACCATGTATAATGATAGAGTTAAGTACAAGAAACTCTTACTACAGGCAAAGCAAGAATATGAGAACACTAAGAACCCTAAACTACTCAAAGATATATCAAAGTATGACAATATCCAGTTGGCCAAGAAAATTTCTCTCAATAGTGCATACGGTGCTATTGGGAATAATTGGTTTCGTTATTATGATCTTCTGGTTGCTGAAGCAATTACTACTTCTGGTCAGTTATCTATTCGTTGGATTGAGCGTGCTGTTAATAAGTATCTTAATGATTTGCTTAAAACCTCTGGCGAAGATTATGTTATTGCAAGTGATACAGACTCGATATATGTTTGCTTTGATAGACTTGTCAGTATGGTGTTTGCTGAGGGAGAAGAAACTAAAAAAATTATCAGATTCTTGGATGACGCTGCCAGAGAGAAAATTGAGCCATTCATTAAAAAGAGTTATCAATCTCTGCATGAATATGTAAACTCCTATGAACAAAAGATGGAGATGTCTAGAGAAGTGATTGCAGATAAAGGTATCTGGACTGCAAAGAAAAGATATATTCTTAACGTATGGGATAATGAGGGGGTTAAGTATAAAGAACCACAACTCAAGATTATGGGTATTGAGGCTGTTAAGTCAAGTACTCCTGCACCATGCCGTCAGAAGATTAAAGAGGGCTTGAAGATTATTATGAATGGTGATGAGAAAGAACTCAATACTTTCATACAAGATTTTAGAAAAGAGTTTATGAGTTTACCGCCAGAAGATGTTGCTTATCCTAGAAGTGTAAATGGTTTATCTAAGTTTGCTGATCCTAATCAAATGTTTGCCAAAGGTGCACCAATACATTGTAAGGGTGCAATACTGTATAATCATCTAGTTAGAAAGAATAAATTAGGTAACAAGTATCCTTATATACAAGAAGGCGACAAGATAAAATTTATTAATTTAAAACAACCAAACATATATCAATGTAGTTCTATATCGTTTATGACAAAGTTACCTAAAGAATTAGACTTTCATAAGATTATAGATTATGATGTTCAGTTTGAAAAATCATTCGTAGAACCTCTTAATTTTATTCTAACTAAAATAAACTGGCTCGTAGATAGAAGTTATGGAACACAAGGAACATTAGAGGATTTTTTTAATTGATAGATAAATTACTAACTCAAGAAGTTAATAAACAAGTTTGGGATAATGATGTTGCTATATTGTTAAGTGGCGGAGTTGATTCTATATCAGTAGCATTTGCTGCCATGAACGCTCATAAAAAAATTACAGCATATAGTTTTCATTTAGATACAGAAATATCATATGATTTTTTAAAGGCAAAAGAGATTGCAGAAAGATTTAAATGGGATTTTGTAGGCGTAGTAATTCCTACAGAGAATCTTGTCGAAGACTTTCATAGACTAGTAAAACTAGATTGTAAAAAGAAAACACACTTTGAATGTGTGTATCCATTTTTATATGTGTACCCAGAGATTAGGGAAAAATATGTACTATCAGGCTGGGCTGCAGATGGTTACTATGGTATTAGTAAAAAGGCAATACTAAACTATAAACATACAAAAGAATTATTTGATGAGTTTAGAGATAATTATTTTAAACCAGATATGCAAGCTGGTTACAAATGGCATAAAAAGGTAGCTGATAAGCATGATAAAAAGTTTATTACACCATACTTATCTGAAGATGTCAAGAACTATTTTTATAGTATGGATTGGGATCAAGTAAATTTACCATATCAGAAACACCATGTAAGAGATGCTTTCTATCAATTTAAATTAATAAAAAATGTAAAAAAGCACTTGAATTTACAGATAGATTGTGGTATAATAAGCTTATTTGAAACATTAATTGACAATAAAGATATTAATTTTAGAGGAAGAAAGAGGGTAATGGATATATGTAGAGATTGGAACTTGCTAAATAATACAAATACGTTAGAGGAGTTCTTACAATGAAATATAAAAAATATAATTTACAAGATGTATATGATGCATCAGCACAGAATAAGTTTAATGTAATATCTACATTCGCAGGCGGTGGCGGTTCTAGCACAGGTTATCGTTTGGCGGGTGGTAAGATATTATGTATCAACGAATTTGTGCAGGAGGCGCGTAATACTTACGCAGAAAACTATCCAGATACACCGATTTTACCAGATGATATAAAAGAACTTACTGGCCAAGATTTACTTGACGCAGCTGGTATCAAAGCTGGTGAAGTTGATATACTAGATGGTTCTCCACCATGTTCTGCTTTCTCTATGGCTGGAGCTGTAGTTCAAGGTGGTGGTCATACTAAAGGTTTTGGTAAAACTAAAAAATATTCTGATGGTAAGAAAGTAGAAAACATTGAAGATTTGTTTTTTGAGTTTCTTAGAGTTGCAAAAGAAATAAGACCTAAAGTTATTGTTGCTGAGAATGTGGCAGGTTTGATGATGGGTGAAGCAAAACAATACTATTATAAGATTACAAATACATTTGAAAAGATTGGTTATGATGTTTCATCTATGGTTTTAGATTCATCTCACTATGGCGTTCCACAAACAAGAAAGAGAGTTATCTTTATTGCAGTTCGTGAAGATGTAACAGAAGCTATTGGTCTTACATTTATGAATATTGCTGGTATTTTTCCAGACAAGTTTTCAGAAGCTATTACTTGTGGTGATGCATTTAGTGATTTAAAATATGATGAAGAAGAAATCAAGATGTTGACAGAAAAGTTTGCTAAAGGTTCACATTTTGAAACAGCATCAAAGATGCCACTTGATCCAGAAAAAGTTTTGACTGGCTGTGATTATCATCCTAAAGGTCATCACTTTAATATGAAAAGAATTTCTAGACATAAACCTAGTCCAACTATCACGGCTTCTGGCGGATGCATACATTGGAGTGAGATGAGGAAACTAGCTCTATGTGAATCACAACGAGCCATGTCTTTACCAGATGACTTTAAGTTAACTGGTAAGTGGGAACAAAGATCAGAAAGAATGGGGCGTATGGTGCCACCTTTGATGATGAAAGCTGTAGCAGATGCAGTTTATGATAACGTATTGAAACCATATAAGGAGATAATGAATGGCTGATTTTACTTTTGCACATAGAGAAGAAGGCTTTGATGAACATATTGAAAAGTCTATTCGTGGATACTCAAACTTACTAGAAGATGTAATTAGTCTTTCAAGATACTTTGTTGAAGATGATACTAACATTGTTGATATTGGTTGTTCTACTGGTAAGTTAACTAAAGCTATGATTGAATACAATGAAGACCATTGTTCTGGTGGACAATATATAGGTATAGAGATTGCTGAAGGCTTCTTTAAAGACTTGGAGAATAGAGCAGATGAACTAAAAAAACATCAAGTAGATTTTATATTAGATGATATTCGTAACTATGATTTTGAAAACTGTTCACTAGTTACTTCTATTTTTACTTTACAGTTTATGCCAAAAAAAGATAGATTAAATGTAATGAAAAATGTTTACAAAGGCCTTAATGATGGTGGTGCTTTTATCTTCGCAGAAAAAACTATATGTCAGAATGCGTTAGTCCAAGATATGATAACATTTAATTATTATGATTACAAAAGAAAGTCTTTTGACACAGAAGATATCATGGATAAAGAAAGAACACTTAGACATATGATGAAACCAAATACATGGGAAGAAATTGAATTAAATTTAGCCAAAGCTGGTTTTTCAGATGTACAACCATTCTGGAGAAACCACGCATTCGTTGGTGCATTAGCTATTAAATAGGAGTGATTATGAGAAAAAGACCAAGTTTATTAAATGACTACATTAATTTTGTAGATACAGTTACAAGTCCACAAAGTAAAGAAATGGTGGACTTTAAAGATGCAATAGAAATAATGGAAGAACAAGGTATTAACCCAACACGATTACTTACAGCATCTGTAGGTTTATCTGGAGAGGTAGGAGAGTTTAATGATATTGTCAAGAAACTTATCTTTCAAGGTAAAGAGATAGATGACGATACAAAGAAACATCTAAAGAGTGAACTCGGTGACATATGTTGGTATATGGCACAAGCTTTAATGGCACTAGATAGTTCATGGGAAGAAGTGTTTGATATCAATATTGCGAAGTTGTCTGAAAGATATCCAGGCGGGTTTGATGCATTGAAGTCAGCAAGTAGAAAAGTAGGAGATATATAATGAATGACTTTTTTAAAGAAATAATTAAAACAACTGGTAACGAATATGCCGCATTAGTTTCAGATGGTATTGAGGGAGCTGATGTAGACAACTTTGTTGATACTGGTTCTTATATCTTCAATGCACTTTTGTCTGGTTCTATCTATGGTGGATTACCAAGTAATAAGATTACAGCTATTGCTGGAGAAAGTGCAACTGGTAAAACATTTTTTGTTATGGGAATGGTCAAAAGTTTTCTAGATGCAAATCCAGAAGCTGGTTGTTTATACTTTGAATCAGAAAGTGCAATTACAAAACAGATGGTTGTGGATAGAGGTATTGACCCAGCAAGAATGGTTATCATACCAGTTACAACTGTTCAAGAGTTTAGAACTCAAGCAATAAAGGTATTAGATTCTTACTTAGAAAAATCTGAAAAAAGACCTATGATGATGTGTCTTGATTCACTTGGTATGTTGTCAACTACAAAAGAAGTAGAAGATACTTCTGATGGAAAAGAAACAAGAGATATGACTCGTGCACAAGTACTTAAGGCTGCATTTAGAGTATTGACTTTGAAACTAGGTCGTGCTGGTGTTCCTATGGTTGTAACAAATCATACTTATGAATCTATGGGATTATTCTCCACTAAAGAAATGGGTGGTGGTTCTGGATTAAAGTATGCAGCTTCATCTATTATATTCTTATCTAAGAAGAAAGAAAAAGATGGAACAGAAGTAGTCGGTAATATTATACATTGTAAAAACTATAAGTCTAGATTAACAATAGAAAATAAAATGGTAGATGTTCGTTTAAATTATGAAAAAGGTTTAGATAAATATTATGGTCTATTAGAGTTAGCAGAAAAATATAGTGTTTTTAAAAAGGTATCAACAAGATTTGAATTACCAGATGGTACAAAAGAATTTGGTAAAACAATTATGAATAATCCTACAAAATATTTTACAGAAGACGTAATGACAATTTTGAACGAATGTGCTGAAAAGGAATTTAAATATGGAAATGTCGTACAAACCAATAATGAATGAAGTAAAAATCATAGAAAATGTGGCTAGTCCAATGTTTTTGGAGTATGTAAGATTTCAGATGCAAGAGTCGGAGAACTGGAGTTGGCAGTATCCAAAAGGTGCACACTTTAGTAAGAGGCATCCTAAACTTACATTGATTGATGGAACTGAACAACCATCTAAAGTTGAAAGACTTGCTGGTATTGCCATGTCCTTATTTCTTATGATTTATGAAAAAGGTTTAATGAAATTGGTATATCCAGAGTTAATGTGGGCTGGAGCAGCAATTAAAGATAAACATAGAGAAGATAATACACATACAGATCACATGGATGATGTTCCAAAAAATATGAAAGTTTTAAAAATTCTTGGTGTTTTAAACTCCGATTGGAAAGAGGAGTGGGGTGGTGGATTTACTTGGAATGGTAAAACTCACTATGCAAAACCTGGCTGCTTTTATGTTTTTGATCCAAGAGTTCCACATAGAGCAGATAACATTTTATGTGATGAAAAAAGAATAGCAATAGATTATACAGTAAAGGCATTATAATGACATTATTAGACGCAGAGGGAAATCCAATAAAAAAGAAAGTTGATGAATCTCAACTTCCTACAGTAGAACAAATACTACAAGACCCAATAACAAAAAAGTTTGTGTTTTTGACAAGTGAAGCTTATCAAGATCAAACTTGTATAGGACTAACAGCTGAAACAGATTATCATGGAGTTGTCTATAGATATGGACAAGTAACATTACCAGATGAAAGCAAATTAGATGCAAAAAATAACTTGAATTTGCAGTTCAAATATGATATATTAGAGAATAATGGTATTCCAAAAGAAAAATTTGGAGATGAGTTTTTTAAATTAATTGGTGATATTTTATATCATATCATCATAACACAAGCAGAGGATAATACGAGTGAACCAATCAATAGAACGAACAACGCTGAGCAACTTAGTAACTAATGAAGAATATTGTAGAAAAGTATTACCATTTATTAAAGCTGATTACTTTGATGTAAAAGAAGAAAGAGTTGTTTTTGAGGAGATAACAAACTTTGTCGATAAGTATAAACGTATTCCCACAAAGATTTCATTAGAGATAGAAGTTGAGTCTAGAAAAG